CAGACGAAATTTTCGTTAAGGATCTGTCATATCAAGCACTTTCAGCATACGGATTTAATCCAGCCGAAGGCGCTCTTTGGGCTGATACAGTATCAGGTGAAGCAACATTACGACTAAAGCGTTGGAACGGCGACGGCACAGTTACCGCTACACAAAGTTCAGCCGCTGCTGCAAATGCGGTTGTACTAGCCAGTCACGCTAATAAGATTTCATTGTCCTTTACATTTGGCGACGGCACACCAGTTAATGTTACATTTACAACTGGTAACGTAAACGCTACTGTAGACAACATGGCAACTGATATCAATAATGCTATTAGCGGTGCTAATGCTACACTTTCAAGAACAGGTTCTGCATTAGCTGCTAATGTGAGCGGATTGTTAACCATTACAAATACAGATGGGTATGATATTGTATTAAGTGCTGGTAATGTTGCAGGATTTGATCCAACTGATCTAAACTTTAATGCTGATCTTGCATATTCAAATTGGGAATTTTTAAGCTACGAAGTAAGTGCAACTGCTCTTAGCGGCGATACAGTAGACGGTACTCTTTGGTATGACGATAATATCACTGCTGATAACATTGACTTGTTATATAATAACAACGGTACTTGGGTAACATATAATACTGATGTTCAAGTAAAAGCCACTGAACCAACTGTACAGAGTGACGGTACTGCGTTAGTAGGCGGCGATATTTGGATTGACGGCAGCGACTTAGAAAACTTCCCAAAGATTTATCTATGGGATGCTACAGGCAGCGAATGGATTCTAATAGATAACACCGATCAAGAAACTGATATGGGTGTTGTATTTGCTGATTTCCGTGTTGACGCTGGTAGCTCACTTGACGGAGATGCACCATCAGGCGCAGAATATCCAAACTTAATTCTTGGCTGGAACACTCGCGCTAGTGGCGGCAACGTTAAGCAATGGGTAGTTGGCCATACACATGAAGGTGTATTGGTAGGCGATCGCTGGGTAAACTACAGTGGTAATAAGAGCAATGGTAGTCCACACATGCTACGCAAGGCTCAACGCCGCGCAGTTGTAAAACAAATGCAGGCTGCTATTGTTAGCAACACTGACATTCGTAACGAAGTAAACCGTTTCAATCTAATTGCAGCACCTGGATATCCAGAACTGCTAGATGAAATGATCAGCTTAAATGTTGATCGTAAGGAAACAGCATTTATTGTTGCTGACGCTCCTCTACGCCTAGCATCAAGTTCAACAGCAACCCAAGCATGGGCAACTAACTCAAACAATGCAGAAGAAAATGGTGAAGACGGCCTAGTAAGCAGCAATGCTTATGCAGCAGTTTATTACCCACACGGCTTAACAACAAACCTAGACGGTACAAATGTTGTTGTTCCAGCAAGTCATATTGCGCTACGCACACTTGCTTATAACGATAATGTTGCTTTCCCATGGTTTGCACCAGCCGGCTTCCAGCGCGGTATTGTAACTAACGCAACTGGCTTAGGTTATATCAACGCTGATACAGCTGAGTTTGTGAGTGTTGCGCTAAGTGAAGGTCAGCGGGATAGCTTATACGTTAACAAGTTAAACCCAATCAGCAACTTCCCAGGAAGAGGTATTGCGGTGTTTGGTCAAAAGACCCTAAACCCAACAGCCAGCGCATTGGATCGTATTAACGTAGCACGTCTAGTTGTTTACATTCGTGAGCGTCTAGATGATATCGTTAAGCCATTCTTGTTTGAGCCAAACGATGAAGTTACACGTCAAAACGCTAAGGTTGTAGTTGACCGCTTCTTAGGTCAGCTAGTAACACAGCGTGGTTTGTTTGACTTCTTAACAGTTTGTGATACAACAAACAATACACCTGCAAGAATTGACCGCAATGAGCTACATATTGATGTTGCTATTCAGCCAGTCAAAGCAGTTGAGTTTATCTACATTCCAATTCGTATCCAGAACACACTTGGTACAACTGGTTAATAGAGAACAAACTCTTAAAAATAGAAAAGGGGCAGAAATGCCCCTTTTCTTTTGGAATTAAAGCAAGAGTTTATGATTTTTGAAATAATATGATAAATATCTACATACAAAACTTTTTGAAGTTTTAACTTTTTATAGTTCGTAGGAGAACAAGATGGCAAATATCAACACATCGGAAACCAAGAGTAAGTTTGGTGTTCCAATTACCGGTACAAGTGGTTCCGGCATTCTAATGCCTAAACTAAAGTATCGTTTCCGTGTTAGCTTTTTAGGTGGTTTTGGTGGTGAAGCTGAATCAAGAGTGTTAACACAAAATGTTCAGAACGTTACCCGTCCAAAGATTACATATGAAGAAGTAACTATTGACAGTTACAACTCAAAGGCATATGTACAGGGCAAGCATAGTTGGGAACAGGTAACTGTTGTGCTTCGTGATGATATCAGCAACAGCGTAACAAAGATGGTAGGTTCTCAAGTACAGCGTCAGGTTAACCACTTCCAGCAGACAACTGCTGCCGCAGGTTCAGACTATAAGTTTGATATGCAGATCGAAGTACTTGACGGTGTTAACGCTGGCGCAAGTGAAGTTTGGTTCCTAGAAGGCGCCTTCTTAACCAATGTTGACTACAGTGATGCTGACTATAGCGCAAACGATCCTGTACAGATTACTCTACAGATTCGCTTTGATAACGCAACACACTATCAGGGTGATAACGATGTTAACGGTCGCGTAACAGCCGGTAACCCATTCCCTGAAGCAGTAGCATTTAACGAGCCAGGCACAACAGCTTAATAGGTTAGAGGATAAAGTATAGCGGAGTCTCGACATGGGTTTATTTGATAAACTAGGCATAGGATCAGGACGATCATTTTATGCCCGAGACTTCCGCAATGCTTATCACCTAAGACCTGATACTAATCCTCCTAGACAAAAATTTCAGGGCTATGTAAATTTTATTCTCAATCGAGAATTATTTGCTAGCCTTTTTGGATCAGTTGATAATTCTGTTTTTAGAACTCAGATCAGTAGTTTAGTCCGCAAGGCATCGCTTCCTGATATTACTTTTAAAACAGAAACTAAAAATTCATATAATCGTAAAAAGATAATTCAAACTGGTGTTGATTACGATCCAGTTTCGCTAACTGTTATGGATACAGTTGGCAATGAATGGTTATCATTGTTAATGAATTATTATTCTTATCATTTTATGAATGTGAGAAATAAAACACTTAGAACTGACAGAGATCCTGTTCGCCCAGCTGGTACTTCTACTCTTATGCAAAATTCAGTATTTGGAGGGACAGCAGGAGCACAAACAGCCGCAACCGGAACACCTAATATTGACCAAGAAACAGTATTTGACAGTAATGCCTACGGATATAATACTAACCAAAATCCAAATTTCTTTGAAAGAATTGATTTTATTTTATATCACGGTAACAAAGGTGTTCAGTACAGTATTATAAATCCTACGCTTAAATCACTAAAGATGGGTGATATTGATTATTCATCTAGTGATATACTTGAATACGAACTAACATTTGATTACGAAAACTTTGTTCCATATAGAGTTACTAATTTTTCATTAACTGACGCCGACGTTCAAAGATTTGAACAAGGCTATAAATTTGTTGGCCCTGCGTTTGAAGAAGGTCGCAAACCAATTGCAATTGGTACAAAAGAATCTCCAGCAACTCCTACAAGTTTAGATACGTTAGGCGCACCCGCATCTGCCGGCGGCACCGGCGGCAAATCCCGCAGCCGTAGCGGCCAACCAAAGGTAGTAACACCAACAACGCCAACAGCCACACAGCCTACTGCCCCAGGGCAATCAACAACCACAGCGGCCCAACCATCATCTGCTCAAGCGGCAACCGCGGCCACAAGTGATGCTGGCGCAGCAGCAAATGCCAGTCAATCGGGCGGAACATTTAAAGGTGATACGCGAGCTAAACTTCCTGATGTATACGGAGATTCAGCAAGATTTGCAGACGCACTAGGTAAGTCTAAGAAGTCTAGCTTCTTAGAAAATCTAGTTGGTAATGCAGCAGGCGCAGCACTGGGCGCAGCACTTAGCGGTAAAAATGTTAAGAATGCAGTAGTTGGTTCAGTTATCGGAACTAGCGTTAGTGCGGTATCTTCTAACCTAGCTAATAATAGATCTAGACCTGTTAAAGATAGGGGTGTAACGCCTGCTCAACAGGGCGAAACAGCACCACAGAAACCACCGGGCGGTTAATAGATGGCTATTAATAACACATCAACAAATATCAATGGCTCATCTTCAATGTTTGAGACC